GTGCGATCTTCATGAAAAAGCCCGGGATCAGGCTCATCAACAACAGAATGCCGGGAAAAGGATCAGAGGATCAGCATCGCATCCCCCATACTGACGGGAGTCGGGATGCCAGTATGGAAAGTAGCGAAAACGCGAGCATTTTCAAAACGCAGGAGTGCCTCTGGTTTCGTCTGAAACGCTATCATTGCATCCAAAGATTGTTTGTATCTGTGCAGCAAAAAAGCCCCGTGTGGGGCCTTTTTGTTCGGCATAGCACCGCGTATTTCTATTTTAGCAGATACTTGCCGATAATGCAACCGCTTTTTGGACGGTATCAGCGGCCGAGCGTAAAGTTCACTCCGGCAAAGTCATCTGCGGTCAAGACGTAGGTTCCGTTGTCCCACGCCTCGTTGACAAGCATCTTGGCTTCTTCCCAACTTGCGGCTTCGACGGGTACGACCTTCTTCAGGTATTCGATGATGACCACATCGTAGGTGCTGGTCCGGGGCGGAAGCACTGCCTTAGCGCGTCCCATCATCAGACCCAGAATCAGCTCGTCCTTCTGAAGCTCGCTGAAGTAGTCCGGGTCGCCGCCTTCTTTTCCCGCTTCCTCCAGAAGAAGCTCACTGTTCATCTCCTGACAGAAGTCGATGCAGTCGCGGATGGTGTACGGCTGATCGTTGTCGGCATTCTCGCCGTCCTGATTGTCGTGCAGGACGAGATGGAACTTATCATCCATCATTAGGCTGTAGTCATGCCCCTCCAGATAGCCAAGCAGCACTTTGGCCTCAATGGCGGCAAGCTCTACGCCCTGCCGGACAGAAACGGCCATCAATTCTTCGGACTTCGTAATCAGCGTCATATAAGCGCTCTCCTTTCATTCCATACAGACTTTTCCGACCGAAAGCAGATACGAACACCAGCCGTAACTGATGCCGAGGTCTTTTGCCTTTTCGACCACCTGAGTGATGCTGTACTTCGGTTCCGGTCTTTTTGCGAGCAAAAGTTCCTCCAGCATCCTTTCCTCCAGCGCTTCCTGCTTCCGACGTTCAGCTTGAGCAAGGCTGCGTTCCAGATAATACTCGCGGTGCTTGAGATAAGACTTGTGGGATTGCGCGGCCTGACGTTTCTTTACGCAGTCAGGGCAGAACTTCTGGCGGTTCTTGGCGTTCGGTATGTCCCGTCCGCACATCTCGCACTTTGGGGTACTCATCTGAAAATCCTCCCGGAATCCTTGTCCATAAGAACAACCCGGCCCACGATCTCGAACCCGGCGAGATCGGCTACCTGCTTCAATGCGCTGACCAATGCGCTGATGGTGCGCATCCGGGCAGCTTCAAGCTGTTCCTCCTTGCGGATGTTCTTGTGTGCTTCATACGGCGTCGGGTCGTTGTAATGCTCGCTGTTCTTCAGTTCCACGGTCAGCACCTCCTCATCAACAGATCATCGGAATCAGAAAGAACCACAACGGGTACGTTTGCCCGGTTACGATAATGGCTGCGACAATCGCAGCTCCAACAGCCAGCCACTTGGCTGCATCAGACATTTCAGCCCACATTAGTTTTTCCCTCCGTTTCAAGGTCTTTGTACGTTTTTTCCATCATCCGCTCTGAAAAATACAGCGCTTCAGCCAGTCTTCCCTCAACGATCATTCGCTCAGTGCAGGGCGGAAATTTGGAGCATTCAAACAGCGCTCTTCTGACCGCATTACGAAATCCATCACTTGCAATGCTGAGGTCAAGCATTTCTTTACGTGTCATTCTGCTTTTTCCTCCGGCGCTACAGGCAACGGCATCCAGAACGGAACGTCCACAGGGTGAAAAATTGCATTCTCCCAATATGTGATGTCAACGTGCTTGACCGCGGCTCCCCAAACAATGATTCTTCCGAGTCTGTCAGCATCCGCTTCTGTTGGCGGGTCATACTTGGAATTTCTCCAGCATTGACCGGCCACTTCCTGCGGGGTAGCTTCTGGCTGGGTGTCGATATAGTTCTCCACATCCCGTAATGTGTGGATATGGCCTACCTTCATGCCCATGCGCAGGAACTCTTTCAGCATCTCAGCTTCAAGATACCGTTTCTTACTCATAAGGCGTCATCCTCCTCTGCCTCAGCAACGTAGCACCAGCTCTGGGGCGGCTTGCTCAAACAGCAGCCATTGATTGCGCAGGTCGGCGGGAGCATATAGCTTCCAGACGGCTGATAATGCTCGCAGCTCTCATTCCCACAGACATCGGTTCCGTTCATGCCACGAAAGTCATGCCTAGAAAAGCCGGACAAGGACTTGGGCTGGTCATAAATCTTCAGGTCTGAGATATGCCATGCCCAGCCTTTGCATCTCAGGTAGCGGACAATGGCATCCCTGTCCATGCAGGCCTGCTGTTCTATGTCATCAGGCGAACGGTTCAGCGGCGCAAGCTCCAAAACTTTATCACAGATAAACTCGCCGATAACTTTTCTGTCAAGCCGTTGCCATTCATGGCTTACAGTTCGCAACCAATCAGGAATTTTCGTGCAGTAGATGTACACCTTGAACGGCGTTTCCAGTTTCGGACGGGTCTTGCGCACCTCAATGGTTTTCTTGCCCCGCACAATGAGGTCGCACCACTCAGGCCGAATGCTGATGAGGACTGCTTTATTCTTCAGGGACATCGACTTCCTCCTTCTTCATCAAGCGGTACTTCCAGCGGGCGAGCTTCTGCTCCATAATTTCGACCATCCGGTCGCCGACCGCATCACACATATTGCAGGGGTCGTTGTCATCCAGCTCGCCGCCGAAGAAGACGATGCTGCAAAGGTAGATGTCGGCCAACTCTTCGACCAGATTCTCGAAGGCATCCTTCTCGGACACCGGCGTAGGATTCACGCCGCTGCGCGCCCGGCGGAGCTTCAGAGCCGCCTTGGACGCTTCCACGCATTCCTCCGCCATCTGAGCGAGGATTTCTTCTTCAGGCAGGGCATCAAAAATCTTGATTTCAGGCATTGTTATCCTCCATCTTTGCACCACAGTTCGGGCAATAGCTAAACGTCAAGACGTTCGCTCCTCCATTCGTAATTCTGTACCCTTTGCGGCATCTTTCGCAATACGCGACACTGCGTTGCAAAACCCAATGAGATACAGGCCGTCGGCTCTCCGGGTCAACAGCAGGAGCTTTCATCAGGTCATCGGCAAACCCGGAAACGAGGTTCGCAACGCTTTCCTTGACAACGCCCGCGTTGTAGTCGAGATGGTTCCCGGAGGCCATCAAGGTTTTGGCCTCCTCCAGATTCTTCTTCGCCGCATCGTTCCATCCGTTGACGATGGGCACCACATTAACTAACCGTATGTCGCTCATTTTTTATCTCCTTTCAGACAAGCCACTGGGCCATCATACTATCAAGCTCCGAGAAGCCGGTGCAGTGCAGTTCGACTTTCTGTTCATCGGAGAGAGCGTTGAACAAATCCATCAAAACTGCATCGTACATCGCTGTATCGACATCGAGGCTGTTATGCAGGCAGTACGAGGTCCACAAGGCCACAAGCTGGTTCTGGCAGGCATCGTTGTAGAAATCTGTCGTGTCATCCTTGACGTAATCAACGAGGAACTGCCATTCGGACTTCTCGGTCATCCAGATCACCTCCGATCTTGTAGGTCTTGCCCCGGCTGCGGCCAGTCCCCTTGCGGTACTTCGCAATCCAGATCGTCTTGCCGCTTTTGTAGTGGCGGAAGTGGCCTCTTACGGTAAAGGAACAGGCCGGGCTTGCATGGTGGCCTCTAGGAACCACTGTAAGCTGTTTTCCGGCCGAGTGAATGATGTATGTGGTGCTTGCCGTATGCGGCTTTGTGGAGCTTTTACGTTCAGCAGGAGCCTTCGAGGTTGTGGTAGCCACGCCACCACGGATGCTGCCCGTTCCATACGCCATCAGCGCCATCAAGGAGCCATACACGGTCAAAGCGCCCTGTTCGGTTTCGGCTGGGTTGCAGTCCGCAGGGAGCGTACTCACTTTCTTCTTCCACAAGCCGTTGCCCAGTGGAGCGAAGGCAACGTGACCGAGCTTCCGGGTCGGACTGTCAAGGTAGAGCTTCAGCTTCTTGTCAGAGCGGAAGCACTTGATGGAGATGCCGCTCTCGACAATCTGGATTTCCACTTCTCGCAGGGGAACCGGCATCGAACGAACCAGATCGTTGTGCTCATCCCGCCATGCAAGGAGCTTTTCGATGTCCGCCGCTGTGACCACGATCTTGTCCATCATCCAGAATCCCTCCCAACGAATGTGCCGACATAAAGCCGCCCGCCGATCATGTAGTGGTAGTATTCATGCCCACGCTGGATGTCGGCCTGTCTGCCGGGCATGGGCCGCAGAACCAGCGGATGCCCAGCAATCTGCACCACATATTCTCCGGCTGGGATGAGCGCCGCCATCCACGGCTCCACCGGACTGGCCCGCGCCGGGCAACCATCCATGCAACAGATGGCAGTAACCGGGTCTACGTTCATGGTGAACATGGAAAGCTGCTCATAGCCACTCATAATCACACCCACGCCGGTTCGACGGGCGACTCAGGCAGGCTGCACAGCCAGTCAATCACATCCTGCGGAACTTCTTCCGTCAACCACGAGTGGCCGTACTTGTAGCCGCAGACCGGGCAAGGCTTGCCGAGAATGCCATCAGGGTGTTCCTCAGGATGGAGCCAGCCGAGGGCCTTTGTTTCGGTCGCACCAGCCATTCCGGGATAGAGAGGCTTCTGCGGTTCGTAATACAAAGCTGCATCGCCGGAGATTTCGTGAGGAAGCGTAAGACTGTACGGCAACTTAGCAACTTCGATCTGGTTATCGTTCAGGGCTGTGGTCATGCCATCGCAGAGCATCTTCCACGAGCTTTTCTTCATGGATTCCTGCCGCCGAAGGGTTTTGCTGTTCAACCGGTAGTGGTACAGCGTGACAGGCGTGACAGCCAGTTTGTCCCAGCCAAGTTCTTTTTGGTGCTTGCAGTACGGCCGCATATCGTTCAAATGCCACTCGTCCCAGATGGAGCAGAACTTGTCGAGCATTTCCCGCGTCCATTCATCGCAGGGGCAGCCTTCGCGGATTTCATCAACGCACTGGCCGGCGCTGCCACGGTAGCCACCGCTGCGCAGAGGGCCGATAACGCCGGTGATGCTGAGTCTGCCATTCTCAAATTGGATTTTGCAGAATGCCCGCGCAGTCGCCTCATTGCCGCTGCTGGTGTAGACCTTGCATAAACACGGACTAATAATCTTTTTCATATCATTCTCTCCCCTTTCGTGCTTCTTCTGCAATCTTGTCAATGTTGCGGTTGAGCAATTCGTTCATGTCCAAGAGCCGCTGTTCGAGGATTTCAAAGAACTGCTTCGTGACGGTCTCCCTGCTGATGACGCGGCAGTTGCAGTGGACGGCGAGAATCACGTCATCAAACGTAATGCCGTCCAGCAGGTTATCGCAGGCTGCTAAGTCATCGCCAAGAATCCATTTCCGTTCTTCCATTCGAACCTCTCCTTTCAGATGGACGCGCAGAAGTCGCCGAGCTTCTGCCACAGGTGGAACGTCTTCCGGCTCATCTGCACGGTATAGGGAACGCCCCGGCCAACCGTCCAGTTGCGCGCCTGTTTGAACAGCCGACCGGCAGCACGGCGCTCCTCCTCGGTGAAGTCTGCCAGCCACGCTCTACGGCGGCGACCGGTGTCCCATGCGCTGCCATAGCGGGTAAAGCAAATGAGGTTGTACGCGATGTTCTCATTGACCTCCTCATGGGTCATAACCAACATGATCTTTGCCATTCTGCCTTTCTCCTTACTGAATCTGCTCGTACCAAGCAACCAAACCGGCATCGGTCAGCTCCTGCTGCTTGGCAATCGCGGTGGCCTCGACCTGCGTCACAAGGTCGATGGTGCAGAGCGGTGCGCCATCAAGGGGCGAAATACCGGTCTGATAGTAAACGGCGTACAATGCCATAAGGCATCCTCCTTTCAGCGGCTCCACTTCGTGTTGTAGAAGCGGGTCGAATACGTCTTGTTGTAGCGCAGAATCTCAGCGAAGAAGCCGTTGTCCAGCTCAAGCGTTTCGTTTGCGATCTTCTTCATGTACGGGAGCCGGTTGCTGGTCCAGACCACCCGGCCGTCAACCTTGAGGGTGTACATTTCCTTGCGAGCCATCAGCCGTTGACCTCCTTCTGAACATCCAGCAACTCGCGGCTTCCGTACACTGCGCCTTCGCAGAACTCACGAGCCTTCTTGCGAGCCGAGGCGATGGACACGGCCTCAATCTTGGTGGTGGACATATACCCTCCGTTCTTGAGCTGCGGGTTATGGCGGAAATAGGTGACGATGTAGGTTTTCATATTCAAATCCTCCGTGTTTTGGTAAGTTGTTTTCTGTATCTTCATTCTAACTTGCCGGTCTGGTAAGTCAAACTTATACTGAAGATTTCACAAAAAAATTTACCGTATACCGAAGGAACTTTAGCCAGCAGTTATGCTCTGCTCCCGAACCTCTCTAAGAACTGCTTGGCAGCACGGGCGCTTACCGGGGTGATGGTATGATGCTGGCATCCAGAAAGCTGGTAGAGGACGGTGAAGTAGTTCCCGGCGGCATCCTCGAACAGCTCTACATAGAAGTCCTCGAACATCACGACCTTATTCGAGCAAAGCGATTCCGCCTTCCGGGTGTCATATCGAACGCCGTCTACGGTCTGCGCCACAGCAGGGCTGGTGCTGTTGCCCAGCTCCGGGAGGCCCGCACCGTTGGCATCACTCATGGAGACCTCATAACCAGCAAAATGCAGAGCCTTTGACAGCTCATCGAAGGTGAGCGAGTTGTTCTTCAGCCGCCCGCTGAGGTTCTGCGGGGTCCAGCCCATGTGTTCGGCCAACTCTTTCTGGGTCTTCCCTGCTCCAGCAAGGGCTGCGCGTACCATATCAGATGCTCGCATACCATCAGCCTGCCTTTCCAGCCAGAACCCGATTCAGCAGACTCTCGTACATGGTCTGAAGCATTTCACACTTGGCTTTCGCTGCGGCCAGCTCCGCAGCCATGTTCGGATTTGACGCTGGCGTAGACACCTTGACATCCCGGATGACCGGAACTTCTTTCGTGACCTCCACGATTTTCTCTATGGGCTTTCCAACTTCCAGCTCCAGCGAGATCAGCATTGCAACCTCCACGTTGGTCATCTCTGCCGGGGTCAGGTGGCCCTTGTAGCCCAGCAGGCGGTCAACCGATACGGTCGTAATCTGCTCACAGAGGGCAGTACTCTCACGTTCAGAGCTGCGGATGAGAACGTGCGTCGGCAGGTCTTTCTTCGGTTGGGTGGTCAGGTATACGACCTCTACCGTCTCTGCACAGGCGTTGTTCTTCTCGTTGGAGACGATGATTGCCGGGCGTCCAGCCGCCTGCTCACAGCCGGTGTAGTTGTCCTTGCTCACATACCAAATGTCGCCGCGCTTGATTTCCATATCCTTACTCCTCCTCTTTTGCCTGACGCTTCAGCTCGGAAGCATCAATGGTGATGCAGGTGGTGTTGGCGACGATGTTATCGGCAATCCCCTTTCCGTGCTCATCCAGCAGGGACTCCAGCGAGGTTGCGGTGAGCCGCAGGGCAGCAACCATGAACGGGAAGTCCATCAGGTCATACTGGCTTACAACGCCCATCAGCTCTTTGGTCATCGCGGTGACGCACTCGGCAGAAATGCTGCGGGCATCATCGGGCTTATTTGCAAGCACTGCCAGCGTCATTCGCAGCGCATAGGGCATCATTTTCTCAGCCATTGTCTTTGTCCTCCTTATACTCGCTGACGGCCTCCGAGATTGCATAATCGCGGTGGTACGTCCAGCTATCGTCATTGTCGATATACTTCCGCATCAAGACCGCCGCACGCGGGGCGAGCGCATTGAGCGTCGTACGGTCAAGCCCATAGGCTTCCAGAAGCTCCCCATCGGTGAATTGTGAGATATGTTCCCGCACGTCCTCCTCATAGCTCCGAAGCTCATATTCGGAGTAGGAGCGGACCGGCTCACAGCCATCCAGCGGTTTCGGGCAGTAATCGGTGCAGCCATCGTCGTGGATGCCCGGCTCTCTCCCGGTCAGGAACGGGGCCATGCAGACGCCCTGCGGGTTAAACACGCAAGTTTCGGAGCAGCACTCCGTGCAGAGCTGCGAGCAATGCTTCAGGTGTTCAATATCCACAATCAGCGCCTCCCCATAAAGAATCTCATCAGCCACAGCACGGCCAGCGCTCCGGCGATTGCCCAGAAGGCCGCACACAGGACATCCGTAGCTGCTTCCAGCCACTGATCTGCGACCAACAACCATGTCAGTGCCATTTCGTTCCTCCTTCAGCCAAAGACCAGCTCGCCGAACAGGGCGTACTGGATAATCGCGTCGGCACATCCCGCGTCAATCTCGCCGCAGTCCACCTTGCCGTCGCCGCTCACAGCTCCGTAGCAGTCCCCGCCGTTCTCCAGCCAGAGCCGGAATCCCTGTATGAACTTTTCGATGTCCAGCTCGTACCACTCGGTGTCCTGCTCGTCAAACGGCTCCGTCACATGAACCTTCAGCGTTCCACCGCGAGAAATCTGCTCGCTGGCATACTTGCCAAGATACTGGCCCTCGACCGTCACACGGTCGCACCAGTAGCAGATGCCACCTTCCAGTGCAGAGACCATAATGTCATCGACATCCTGACCGGTCAGCTGAACGACCAGCTCGGCATGAACCTCAAAACATTTTTCGTTCGTCATATTGTCCTCCATTCGTCAAATTTTCGGGTCAAAAATCAGGCCCGTCCACGTCTTGTTGAGCCGGTCGCGGTACTTCCCGGTCGGAACCATGTACCTGTCCGGGACTTCCGGCGGCAACGGCCGCTCGTTCCTCAAATCCATACCAGCGTCGAACATCGAGAGCTGCACGGTCTGGCTGGTACGTTCCCGCAGGAGTCGATACCAGTAGATAATGTGGTTCCGAACAAGGTTCAGATTCACGCCATCCGGCCATGCAGGGTCAGAGCAGCCGTTTTTCTTCAGGTCATCCCAGTGCTTATACGCAGCGTCCAACTGCTCCCTGATCTGGGCTTCCGTCATCTTCTCAGGTGGGATATAGCCGCTCACAGCCCTGCCTCCTCTCGTGTGATGCGGCCGCTCGTCCATGCTCCGGCATAGGTCCCGATTTCGGGGAGCCGGGTCAACAGAGCGGTCTTCATGCACTCCAGATACCTCTTGTACTTTGCCTGCTGGAGGCTGGAGAGCCATGCGCTCTCACAGTCGGAATAGCTGTCCTTCTGTATCAGCTCTACCGCAAGCGACCACTCGTTATCCTCCACGCAGATGTAAAACAGCTTGTTTTCGAGGATGACCCGACGCTCATTGCCGAGCCAGATGTTCGAGTTGGCCGCAGGCTGGAAGCTGGGGCAGAGCTTCCGCAGTTCGGCGCAAAAGCATTCGAGAACGTCCTCTTCCTCGTTGCTGCTCCCGATTTCATCAGGAAGCCATTCATCGCCCGAAAGGTCTTCGCAACTGAGGTCGCGCTGTAAGCAGGTTTCCTCCTCTTTGGCGTAGGGGTCATTTCTGCGGTAGACCAGCAGATCATCGTTGTCGATGTAGAACAAGCCCTCATACGGGCCGGTCACACAAACATTGCAACGTCCCATATCACTCACCTCCATCAGTCACTCCAGCAAACGGCATTGGCTTCTTCGGACCGCTGCCATTCAGGTTCTTCTTCAATGCCCCTGTCATCAGGCGGCTCCGTCGCGCCGCCAAACCGGTCAAGCCAACCTGAGCAATCATACATCGGATTCATTTCCATCCTCCATCAGAGAACAAAGCAGATAACGAGCAGGGTGACGGCAAAGGCTGCTGCGCCGATGGCAACGGCGTTCAGGACATTGTTGAAGCGTTCCCGGTCGGCATCCTTCTGGCGGCGGGCTGCGCGGCTCCGCTGCTGCTCCGGGCTGTTCAGCATCCGAAGAAAGCAGTTCGGGTCATTCTCCCACTCACGGGTCATCTCAGCGGTCATGTTCTCGTTTTTCATAGCTAAAACCTCCATAGTATCAATTTCTTTACGGGTGGCTCCCGCGACCAGCCCAGCGGCGCTGCCGGGTGGTTTCGGCCGGTGCCAGCGGCCATCATCAGGCGGGTCGGACTTCCTCGCAGTAGTAGAGGTCAACAAAACCGTTGTTGTACATCCACATCTGGCTCATCCAAGGCTGCTCGCAGTGAGCTGCATCGGTGCTGTGCCAACCATTGCCCCGGTTGGTGAGGACGTCGGTGTAGGTGGCTTCTCGTGCATCCACGCCCTTCACTTTGTGAGCTGCCCCGCTGCGCTTCATGATCTTGAGAAGGTAGACCGTTTCTTTGTCCATGTACTGCTCGGCCTCGTTCATGGCATCCAGCAGGTTCTCCGCCTTCAGCATCTTGTAATCAATGGTCATCGGCTTGTAGTTTGCGCTGTAGTCAATCGCTACGATGTACTCGTTCTTCATATTCCATGCCTCCATTCTCGAATCAGCCGAAGTACTTGCTTGCGAACTGAGCTTTGCTGAGCGTCTTCATATCATAAACGTACTCAACAGCGGATGCGACATCCATGTCGGCTCCAGTAACAAGTTCCTTGACCAAGTGGGTGAGGTTGTTCTCACGGATGTAAGACTTCATAGCTTCGAGTTTCATCATCGTCTGTTCCTCCATAATCTTACCGTTTTGGTATGTTTTTCTGTATCTTCATTCTAACTTACCCACCTCTGGTGTCAAACGAAATTTGAAGATTTATCGAAAAATTTTACGGAGTACATCCGTGGCTTTACCTGCGGTCAAAAGGCCATGCCCTCCGGGTCGATGATGACGCATTGCCCGCCATTGACGTAGTAGGCATTACCGCCCTCATCGACCAGAACCCGGTACTCACCGGCCAGTCCGATCTCCGGGTTCTGGAACCTTCCATCCCATTCGGGCTTCCGGGCCAGCCTACCGGTCACCGCAAACCCGATGGAGGAAGCATATCGACGGGCTGTGCGCTCAGTAGCACTCATGAGCAGTACGGACAATACTGTGAACCGTGTTTTCAATGGCCTCATTCAGCGGGCAGTTGAGGAACGGCATATCCTCATCCTCCACAATGTCCATGAAGAGGCTTTCGTAGTGCTCGTTCTTACCGTGAATCCAGCAGCCATCTCCGGTGACCTCCAGCTCGATGACGAAGAACGGCTCCGGCTCCCCGCAATACTCCAGATACTCCCAGAAGATACGGGCCTTTTCCTTGCCGATGCTGTTCACCGACCACTTCCAGTTCGGGTCGTTCTGGTTGGCCTCAGAAACCAACCGGCGAATCAAATCCTTATGCTCACGCAAATCAAACATAACTATGAACCTCTTGACTTTCCCCTGCCATACTGATAAAATCGAAACGAGATGGGGCAGGTCCCATCCCGTTCCGGTTGGCTAGGTTCCCACTTGGTGGTCAAACTTTGTGGGGGGACCTAGCCTTTACTGTTTCTTAGGCTCCTCGGTCTGCGGGTCGAGGACTCCGGCAATGCACTTGATGCACTGTGTCGCTTCCTCGTCCGTATGACCGTGAGCTTTCAGCCAGTCGATCAGACGAGAGGCTTCCAGAGCTGTCATACTGCACTCACCTTTCATTTTGCTACACCTCCTGCTCGTGCTTCCAACTTGCCAGCCGGATGCCGGTAATTGTAGATAACTTACCTTTTTGGTAATTTATCTTAGTATCATTATAACTTACCCAACTGGTAAGTCAATCTGTTTTTTAATTTTTTCAAAATATTTTTTATATCCACTGGCTATTTGATGCCGAGCCGCTGGGAGCCTCTGAAAAGCCTCTGGATTTACGTTTTGGTTACGGGTAAGAGTGTATTGGAAAATGTCTGGGACTTTCTGAGAAGGATTTGTCAAAAGTACATAACGAAATTTGGCTATTTTGAGAATTGATTTTTCTGGTGGAGCCGTTCCACCGGATTTCCGCCGCAAACAAAAAAATCCCCCTGCACCAGCCTTTTTACGGGTCATGGTACAGGGGGATTATCATTTTACGCTGACTTTGCGCTGACTCAGCCCAGATTCAGCGTATTCTGGACAGCGGCCCGCTTGGCGGCAACGTGGTTGGCATCAATCTGGGCCTCAATACGATTTTCGAGGTACTGGGTCGTATCGCCGAAGTTGCTCTTGATGTAATCCTGCGCGTCGCTGCTCATGCTTTTCAGAGCGGCGGACACGGCCCGCATCAAGGCTTCCTTCTGCTCTGCCTCATTGAATGTCCCGGCGGCTTTGAGGTCGTTGACGTAGGTCTGGTTCATCGCAGCCACGGCATTGGCAACGGCATCACCGATTTCCCGGACGAGCCGCTGCACCTTGATGTTCTGGGTCTGGGCGTTGATTGCGTCAACGGCCGCAGCGATGCCCTTCTTGATGCAGGCGGTCGCAATGGGCACGCAGATCAGCAGGGCGATGTACAGCAGGTTCCGTGTAAATTCATTCATAGCGGGTATCTCCTTTCAGTCAGTGGACCCGGTTCTTCATGTCATTCATGTGCTTGTCGCCTTCGATGGCGGCAGCGGTAAAGCTGTTGTTCTTCCACCAAGCAGCTACGCTGGTGGCAATGGTCAGGCCGGTGGTCACGAACTGCTCGACCTCCGAGCTTTCGATGGGCAGCAAGGGCTTCCCGGCGGTACTCGAAACCTGATTTGCCAGAGCAAACGCCAGAGCGGCCGTACGGGCCAGCGTAGCGATGGACACTTTGCTATTCGTCATAGGTCTTATCTCCTCTCACAGGTACTTATCAGCGCCGGACAGCGCTTTCCACGATGCGGGGCCGCAGATGCCGTCCGTAGTCAGCCTGTGCTGCTTCTGCGCATACACCAGCGCCTTCTCGGTTTCTGCTCCGAAGATGCCGTCGGCCTTCAGCTTCAGGAGCTTCTGGAGCATGATCGTTGCGCTCCGATTCGCAGGGCCTACGCTTCCCCGGCGGATGGTCGGCAGGATGAACGCATTGTAGGTCGTGCTGGGGTACTGGCCCGGCGTGGTGCAGAGCCACGTCGCTTTCGTGCCACGGGTGTCGGCGTGGACAAAGGCTCCACGGCTGTGCCAGTAGATGCCGATGCCGCCGAACCCCACGGCCTGTGCAAGGATGCCCAAAGCCACCGGGTTGATGTTGAGGTTTGTCGTCCGCCAGTCTGCGGCCAGACCGTAGCGGTGCTTGGAGTTGGGGCTTCCGCCGACGGACTTGCTGGCGTTGTGGGCAATGCAGCGGTAGCCGGACGTGATTTTCAGCGGCCGTTTTACCTTATCCCGGATAAGCTGGAGCTTTTCGGCCAGCTCCGTGTCGATCACCTGCTGTCCACAGCCGCAGGGGCACTGGAACTCCAGTCTGGTGAAATTCTTGGTGAGCGCGGTGCTGTCGCCGCGCTGGAACGTGATGATACTCAACTTGAACACCTCCTAAAACCCGATCTGGGTGAACACATAGCCGAGGAAAGCACCGATGATGGCCGTCACCACATAGCCGACGGCCTTACGCCACAACTCTCCATCGCGGCTCTCCAGAGTTTCCAGCCGTTTCCCCTGCTTTTCCTGCTCCTTGACCATGCTCTCCATGCTCAGGGCCAGTTTTTCGACAGAGGTGGACAGTGCTCCCATCTTGCTCACACTTTCTTCCAGCAAAGCAATTCGCCTGTCCTGTCTGGAATTTTCTTCTTTGAGCCTTTGCTTGAACTCCTCATGCTCGGCCCGCGTGATAGGCTGGTCCATCTGAACCTCCTTTCAATCGTCCTACAAAAATAAGGGGAGCCGGTTTCCCGACTCCCCCGCGATCATTCGACCTCGACTTCGAGGTCCTTCGGGATTTCCTCGACCTGCTTCCGAATCAATGCCGGAACCTGATCGAGAGTCTTCTTGCCCTTCACAATGAGGGTTGCATAGATGACTGCCATGATGCCTTTCTCCTTTCTCAGCAATATTTGTAAGGCGAACTCCCGGAAGCGGCTCATGCTTTGTCCGCTGCGAGAATGGCCTTGACTTCTTCCCGCAGGCGCTCAGGCACCTGCTCGATGGTTTTCCGCCCCCGGCGGATGAGATTTGCGTAGACTTCAGCCATGGTTTATGCCTCCTTGTCAGTGCTGGACGTTGCCGCGATGAGCTGTTCGTACACATCGCACAGCGCCATCTGGGTATTATCGAGGTTGGATTCCAGAGAGGAAACCTTGGTCTTCAGGGCCTCGTTCTCCTCCTGCAATTCCGCCATCGTTTTCTTCTTCTGCAACTTGGCTACAGAATCGACTCTTACTCTGTTCAAACCCATTACTGAAAACCTCCCTGAATCGAAGCGATATAACCGCTCTCGCCGCTTGCACCGCGCTCTGCGGTGACGCGGAAATTAAATGCAAAGCCGTTGGCCGCAGTCTGGTTCGTGAACAGATGATTCCGGCCATTCCGGGCCTCCGTGGTGGCGTCCTCCCACACCGGCGAGTCGTCCTTGCCGTTGTTCGTGACCTCCACTTTGAACACAGCGTCAGCGGGAATCAGACCGCCCACGGTGATGGCGCACAGCGTGATCTGGGCGTCCGCCTCCATCGGCTGCGCCAGCGTGATGCTGGCGGCGGTGACAGCCTTCGTGAAGGTGAAGGTCTTGGTGGTAGTCGCCTTGCCGTCGGTGACGGAGATGGTCAGCGTGTGACTGCCGTTCGTGATCTTCTGGAAATATTCCCCGGTGACGGCAAAGCTGTTGGTCGCCTTGCGGGTCGGAGTGTAGGTGCGCTTGGTCGTACCGTCCAGCTTTTCAGTCACGGTCAGAGTGTCGTTGGCATCCACGTCATCCACGGAGTACGAGATGGTGAAGCCGCTGGACTTGGTGCCGAGGTTGGCCGCGCTGGAGGTCGTGATCGTCGGAGCGGTGTTGTTATCGACCGTGCGCTTAGTGGAGGTGGTGTAGCCGGACTGCGCATTGTAGCTGTCATACGCCTTGACACGGTACATCACGGTTGCCCAGCCCTTGGTGATGGTGTCGGTGTAGGTCAGAGCATCGCCCTTGTACACCTGCGTGTAGGTGCTGCCGCCATCGGTGCTGCGCTCCAGAATGTAGCCGCTCAGGTTGCCATCGCTGTCACTGGCCGCAGTCCACGAGATCACCAGCGTGCTGCCGCCCTTGACATCATTCGGCACCGCGATGGACGGCGGCGCAGACGGGGCATTGTTGTTGACCACCGTTACCTGCGAACTGGTGCGCCAGCCAGACTCAAGACCCTCGGTGTCGTATGCCTTGACGCGGTACATCACGGACGTGGTGCCGAAGGCGACGTTGTTCGTAGTGCTGGTGGCCGTACCCTGATAAATCTGGCTCCACGAGCTGCCGCCGTTGGTCGAACGCTCTACCTTGTATCCGGCGAGATTGCTTTCTGCATCAGAGCTTTTTGCCCACGAGATCGAGATGTTCGTGCCGCCCATGATGGACGAAGGAACGGAGATGCTGCCCGGGGTAGAGGGTGCGGTGTTAGTCGAGACCGAGCCATCGTCAGACACCAAGAGAGTAGAGGGCAAAATCAAAGCGGGGCGGATGCCGCTCGAGTTGGAGCAGTAGTTGAAGTACCAGTCGCCATTGGAGTAGACGCCCAGGGCGCTGCTGGAGTCGTAGTCGCAGTACGGAGAGCGGAGCCACCAGCCGGTGGCCGAGCTGTTGAGATATGCGACACGCTTAGAATCCGAGCTATTGTCCGCGCAGCCCTTGAAATAGGCCAGCTCCGCACCTTCGCCGCTCGGCATATAGCTGAAGTCGAAGCTCGTTTCGGTCGCACTGAGCAGGAAAATTTTTGCAGACAGGCCGTTCGAGCCGCTGGTGACGGTCGTAGACGTGCCGCTGCCTTTGCGGTACGGGAGCTTTACCTGCTTGATGGCGTTCTTGATGTTCGACTCGAACAGGTTCAGGAACGTGCTGTTCAGGTAGGAATGGATGGTGCTGTTGGCATAATCGTTGGTGTTCGAGCTGTGCCATGCACGGTTTTCATAGATGTCCTGCATCAGAAGCCATGTGCCGTTGCAGCTATCGTCATAGACGCTGGACGGCTTGCCCTGATGGACAACGATGAAGTTTCTGGCAGAACCATTTACTTTCAGCTTGATGGTGCTGCCGATTGCTTTGGAACTCAAGGTCACATAAGCCATAAAAAAAGAACCTCCTGTTGTGTATTACATCCACGGCGGAATGCTGTCGGGACGCGGTTCGGGCTGGAACAGATCTTTGCGGGGCGTAATATCACCTCTTTTCCGGCGAATGTTCTGTTCCTGCTTTACCCGGCGCAAGGCGCGGACGCTCCTCGTGGAGTTGATTTTCCTCCGAGGCTTTACGTCCACGCCGATGATTACCGAGACCTTCTTGGCGTATTTCAGCCGTAATGCGTAGGTGTCACCGTAGGATGCAAAGGCATCCCACGCTACGAAGCTGGTGATAACAGCTTCTCTGGTCACTTCCCCTGCCGGGTAGGCTTTTTCCCAGTATTTGACGCGGGTCTGGATGCGCTGAATCTCCGAGCGGCGGAGCTTCTGGACGCAGGCTCCGCTTTCCGTCAGGTAGCTATGGAAGCCCAGAAAATCCAGCCCGTTTTTCAAGGGGAAAATTGCTGTCTTAGAATTGAGTTCGAGGTGGAGGTCGCTCATCCAACGCTCAATGTCCTTCAAAAGAAACTGAAGTTCCCGCTTTGTCCGGGCGATGACGTAGAAATCGTCCATGTATCGTCCGTAATAGCGGCATCCCCGGTCTTCCTTGATGTAATGGTCGAACTCGTCAAGGAACATCAGGGCGAGCAGTTGGCTGGTCTGATACCCAAGGGGCAGGCCGTCGGTCTTGTCAATGTAGATGCACATGAGGTCATAGAACGCCATATCTACGCCGCGCTTCTGCATCAAGGCCCGCAGTTTTGCTTTCAGGATGTCATGGTCGATGGAGGCGAAGAAATGGTGAACATCGCACTTCAGCACCCATCCGTCCGCGCTGCCGTTCTTGCGGTAGTAATCGACCATGTGGCCCTTCAGGCGCACGATGGCATCCAGTGTCCCCTTTCCGCGCTGCGAAGCGTGGTTGTCGCGGATGAAGCCGGTGCAGATCGTGTCGTACAAAACATTGTCCGTCAGTGCATGGAGGACCACCTTGTCCACAAAAGCGGGAGCCTGCACAAGCCGTTTCTTCGGCTCATAAACATAAAAGACCTCGAAGCCGCTGGGCTTGTAGGTCTTTTGGTTCAGAACGTATGATAGCTTATCGGTGCAGATCAGAGCGTTGGCCTCATATTGAGCCGTTCCCGGCTTGCTCCTCTTACCCTTTCGCGCTTCCAGATATGCCTCATAGAGGGTCTGGAACTCGCACATTTCCTGATATGTCATGTGTTTTCGCACTTATTTTCTTCCCCCGGCTGAGGTGGTAGAGGAAGCTCCCAGCCGGGTGTTCGTCTAATACCGGTCCGCTTCCTCGCGGCAGCAGGCTGCGCCCGCAGAGGACGGCCCGCCTCGGTATGATGTGTTTATCGTCCGCCATAAAGGCTTCCGACAGGATGCGACTCCCTTTGATGATGGGTGCACTGTTTTCGCCCGTTGCCGGGTTACTCATCTCGCTTTTCCATCAGAGCGGGGCGGATGCCGTTCGAGTTGGAGCAGTTGTTGTTGTTCCAGTCGCCATTGGAGTTGACGTACAGGGCGTTGTTGGAGTTGTTGTTGCAGTTCGGAGAGCGGAGCCACCAGTTGGTGGCCGATTCGAGTCGCACCCTATATCAAGCGGGAAACCCGCAGGATACCTTGATTTTTCCTGTTCTTTCAGGAGTTCGCGGACGATAGCCTTTACCATCGCCGCCTGCTGCTTGAGTTCTGCCTGACGGGCCTGCTCCCGGAGCTTTTCAGCGCGGGCGGTGTCCTTCTGCTTCCACGACAGAACCATATTCTTTACGTCCTGAACCTTCCGGGTCCAGACGGCACTTTTGCTTATGGAAATAACTCCGTCGTTCAGAACGAGCTGGATATACTCATTCAGCAAAGAGCATTCGTCGAGGACTACGCCAAGCAGCCGCAGGCGTTCCTCGTACTCAGTCTGGAACATCTTTCCGTTGGCCGCGTGAATGTCCCGAACGATGCTCTTGGCAATCAGACGCATATCTTCGCCGTAGCAGCGGTAGAGCGCCTTTGTGAAGCCCTCCCGGTGCGTTCGGTCGAGATATGCGATGGACTCAGAGCAGACCTTCTGGACGTCCCGGATGTCGTCAAGCGCGGCTATCTTCTGGAAAATCTGCCGAACGTCTTTGCGTGAAATATCCTCGGCCACCGTTTTCGTCGCTTGGTTCGTGTATTTCAGCAGCTCCCGTGCCTTGTTTCCGAGGAGATATTCTTTGTCAGCCACGGTCACACCTTCTTTCGAGGCAGGGACCATTCCTCGCAGCCTCCAAATCGCTGGCAAGCCCATAGAAAGAGCAGCGGTCGCCCAAAACAGTCAGGCGACCGCTGTTTCCGCTGTGAGTGATGCCGCAGAGCATCAAGTGCGTACTTCGCACATATTTGCAGGGAGGTTCAAGGCTGACGAACAAATTCCCGATGATGCAGGACAGCTCACTGGGCGGACATGAAAATTCAATGTGCTCCATCAGAACTCGATCCTCTTTGCCGTGGTGTTCCAGACGCCCTCTACCACCGTGCCGTCCAGCGTCTCAAATGTGACCGTGAACGGATTGCCGGTGACGGAGGTATTGAACATCAGCTCCAGCAGAGCCAGCCGGGCGGACACGTCGGAGATGTTGTTCTGGATGGAGTGGTGAGCCTCCTCATCGTCGTTGTGGGCATCTACGAGCTTCTGCGCTTCCTTCAGGAATGCCGGGAGCATCGTGACCGAGCAATACTGCTCCACATCTTCCGCCGTCATCCACGCCTCGCATTTGTAGTCTACGGTGACTCCCAGCCCCTCGCCGATGACGATGCACACCGGGAAGCGGCGGACATCCACGCCGGTATTGGATGCAGCGCTGACGTACTGCGGGTAGTCACCCAGCGTGCCATAGTAGATGAGGACTTCACCCTTGTCCGGGTCAAATGCGAACACGCCGAACTCCCGGAGCCAAAATCCGTGGTCAAGCCCGCCGTTCAGGTCGGAGCGGTACTCCACGATCATGCGGACGCTGGCCCCATCATAGACCGGGGCGGTCGATGTGCCAGCGGCCACCGGCTCGACCAGCGCGGTCATCGCGGCCGGCTTCACATCATCCGGGATAGTGCCGCTGCCCACCATAATCTTGGAAATCGGGAGCTGCTGCCCGGCAACCAGCTTGGCAATCAGCTCTCGGCCGCTGTCAGTAACAACAAAGCCATAGTAGCTCATAACTCATCCTCCTCAAGTTCAGGCAGTTTTGTCTGCGTGATGTTCTGTGCAGCCGGAACCGGCAGCACGGTGTCGATGAATGCTTCGCCGGTTTCGATCTCCGGCAGGGTCGTTGTCGTATAGCCCCGGCCAAGAATGCCCTCGACCGGCACATCTGCAACCATTTCAGGAGCCTCGGTGTTCGCCACCACCAGAATTGCCACACCCGCCGCCTTGATGAACGGAGCGTTCAGCAGTTTTGAAACGTCAGCTTCCGGTGTCAGGGCATCGGTTTCAAAAATCATGGTGGCCGGGATGGCCGGGTCCTCGCGGTAATGCAGGGGCTTGTCCCAGAACATTTTGAACGCCCGGATGATGTCATAGTAGGTGCAGTTGTTGGTGTTCTTCCAGATTTTGTATATCAGGTACGTCCGGTAGGCATCATCATCCAGTACATACACAGATTCTTTGGCGCAGGCCAAAGCACCGGCTTCAAGGCGGGTCAGAACCGCATTGTCGCCGATGCCATCAAGCTGCTTCCCAACTGCGGTCTGGATATTCCGCTTGTTGCGCAGGTCTTCGTAGAACTGTCGAACCTCGTTCAGCTCATCACCAACGGCCTCCATGAGCGCGTCAATGACCGGCTTGCCCTTGAACTGCTCCACAAGATCATCCCGGAGCTTCTGGACGTAATCAGCCATCCATGACCACCTCAATCCTGTTTTCGTCCGTAACGGCCCGCTCCCGTGCCGAGATGGACACGCTGCGCTGGGTGTAGCCAGTGGGCATATCGCCGTCATTCGGTGTTGCAAACAACCATACGTCGATGTAGTCGATGCCAGACACCTGAAGGTTGAACTTCTGCGGGATGACGTTCTCGCCCGCCCCCAGTACGCTCATTTTCTCCAAAATCTGCTCTTTGACAAGCTCGACATAGTTGGTAGGCGGATTTGTGTTCGGACTCAGAGTGACGCCAACCTTGAACCAGACCTTGACGTACGTCGGCCGGTTGAAGCGCACCACGATGTCTTCGCCGTAAACGCCGTGCAGGGTGGTTTCTACGCTGCCGAAAGTATTGATGCCGCCTGCCTTTGTGTTCAGGATTTGCTGGGCAATTTCTGTTGCGTCGCCGCCCTCGACCACAACTTCGATGCTGTGCGGCCACCGGCCGGCAGAATCGACTTCATTTGTGCAGTTTTCATAGGGAGCTACGCTCACCACACCCTGCACATTCTTCAGGATGGCGCTCTTGATGCTTTCCAGCATGGCAGACGAGCGGTTGTAGATTTTGTTCGTGTAGGACTTTCTGAACTCCACATCACTCTCTGCGAGCTGACCGGCAACATAGCTTCCCACGTTGACCACGGACTCCATGCCCGGAACAGCTTTCGTGATCTTCGTGATTACGCCGTTCGGAATGAAGATGTCGCCCGGCTCGGCAGTCTCAAATGTGACGATGCTGCCCACAGAAGCAGTGGTCAGGTTTTCTGACAGGACCAGCGTATTGGAGCTGGTTTCATCGACCGCCTCGATCACGATGGTGTCGTTGATGACCGTCACATGGAAGTCCTTATCCGTGATGGCTGTTCCCAGAGCCTCTAGGGCTTCGCTGGTGCTTTGTTTGGGGCCAGGGGTAATGGTGTATAGGTTTCCGTTAAGAGCCACCCCAAGGGCCGTTGTAGCCGCCGGTGATGCAAGGATGACGGTGGCCTTGTTGAAAGCCGACCTCGTGATGGTTGCATCTGCGGTAGCTGTCAGACTGGTTGCCGGGTTTGTGTCGGATGCAATCACCGTTCCTTCCGGAATGGTTGTTCCGTCCAAACCCGTGCAGAGGATGCTGTAATAGGACTTCGCTGCCATTTCACGGGTGGAGCCGCCAAACTGTGCAGCATAGTCCAGACTTACGCCGGTGGCGCTGGATGTGTACTGCGAGTGGTACACATCTACGCCAAATTCCCACAGCTCTGCAATCTCATCTGCGACGTTGGTCAGAATGTGATTCAGCAAAGACTGCGGGTTCTGCCGGGTATTTACGCCGAGGCGGTCTGTCATCTTGCTGTGCATATCCTCAAGGATGACATCAAGGCGTTTCGGATTTGGCCCCTGCGGGGTCAGGCCATATTTTGCCACGGGATTTTGACCTCCTCTCTAAAGCTGTCCTCATCCGTGTTGAACGTAATCTCCACGGATGCCCTACGGCTTTTCTTGTCGATGTTGAACAGGATTTCCGATACATCCGTCACTCCATCGACAGACATCACGGTTTCCCGGATAAGATGCCGGAGTTTGGACTCATTCGGATTTTTGACCAGCAGGTTCTCAAAGTACGGAAATCCGAGCGAAGGCATCAGCCGCCACTCTCCAAAGAACCAGAGTAAACGAATACGGACAGCCTGTACGATGCTGTCCGTAGCTGAAATGTCGCCTGCCGCCGAGAGTTCTAAGTCCCCGGTGGCATCGAGCTTCAGGTCTATCACGCTTTTCCCTCCTTTACTGCGGCTTCCCGGTCATGCCGCCGCTGTCGCCCCTGTGGACGTGGTTTGCAAGGCTGATACTGCCGTTGGATGCCTTGACATCATCCCTTGCGGTGATGCCACCCTTGACCGTGAGCTTTCCGGTGATGTCCACGCCGTCGGGTGAAATTGCCAGCACCGTGCCGCCGACTGTGACCTGCACAAGGCTCGGCTCCACTTTGACCTTGGCCGAACCGAGAGTCAGTTCTGCGGTCTTGGGCGTGATCTTGGCTTTTGTGTCGCCTGCGGCAATGGCTACGGCATCCTCATCACAGGCCAACTTCATGGTGCTGTTGCCGCCAGATGTGAGGTTTGGAATGGCAATGGCGTTGGTCAAGTCGAACTTCAGCTTGGTGTCAGTTTCCTTGCCGTACATCCAGTAATCGAGAGCCTGTTCGCTGAAAACCAGCAGGCATCCATCGCCTTTCTTGATGGGCCATGCGATAGTGACTTTTTTGCTCTGCGGGAACATGACCGGGACTCCTGAGATTTCCGGGAAGTCCATCGTGCTGCCATCCGGCTTTGCGAACTTTGCCTTTGGCAGAACGGTGGCAACGCCCTTGTCCGGGTCGTAGCTTTTTATCTCGCCCGGCAGGACGGTGTGCATATCCTCCGTCGCGCTACGGGCGCTTTTATTGATCTGGTCAACAAACTCCTGCATCATTTTTGCTTCACCTCCAGCAGGCGGGCTGTGCAGCTCCACGAACCTTCCATATTGTCGCCCTCAATCCGCACCGAGTAGACCCGGAAATAACCCTTGACCACTTTGCTGTTCAGGTACACATAATCGTCCAGTCCGATTGCGGCGTTCATCAGGTACTCCACGTCCCAGCCGTAGCTGTATCCCTTGTCCTCATTGGAGATTTGGACACGCTCTGGGAGGCCCAGCAGGCCCGTTTCTGCCGAAAGCTCATACACCTCGCGGCTCATCGTATCTCCCGGCTTTTTGACCTGCAAGACGCCGTTGTTGATGCTCCAGACCAGCCCGCTGGTTTCACAGGCTTTCGTCAGCACATTTCTGGCTGGGCCAACGTAGCTGTATCCATTGGGGATGTCCTTGAACTCTGCGTTGTAGGAAAACGAAACCGTCACGCCCATCTGGTCGGCGGTGTCCTGAATCAGGGTCTTGCAGTTCACAGCCCCGGAATAACTGACGGAAACGTAGGTATCGCGGACTTCAATACGGTTATCCACCAGCTCGATCTCCGTTGACCTGTCTGCTCCGTCAGCCTTTGTCGTGGCAAATGTGGCCACGCCGGTGAAGATGAGCGGACGTGTATCGCCATACCCCGCATGAAGTACGACCACGCAGTCGTTTTTACTCAGCTCTGCAAGGTGTTCGTCGCTCAGATTCCAGATAGTCACCTTGGCCGTATTCTGGCTGTTGGTGTCAGCCTTTTCTACCGAAAACGAAACGTGCAGCGGTCGCTTGCCGCTGCCAATTTCAAACCCGGTCGAGCCCGCCTTGCCCGCCGCCAGCCGGTACTGCCTGTCGAAATTCTTCACGGCATTCTCCCCTTTCGATGGCAACAAAAAAGGCCGCGTTTCCGCAGCCCTGAAGGTTTACTCTTACTTCGCCTTGCTGAGTTCCTTCTTCAGCAAAACGCATTCCAAAATGATATTGTCCAGACGCTCAATGAGCGCCCCTCCACCTGCTTGCATCGGTTCCCGCTTAAAGGCTTCGGGTTCCGGCTTGAGACTTTGGGGAAGTTCCGTCGGTTCTTGCTGTGCCGGCTTTTTATTCCATGCCGGATACGTTCTGGCGACTTCCTCTCCCATTTCCTGCGTTTTCGGTATCACTTCGTCTTCCAGCCAGCGAATCGCTGCATAGGGCGCAGGTCTGCGGCACAGGAGCTTCACGGCGTTTTCCGCAGAAAAGCAGGTAAAATCGCATCGACCACGCCGCATACCATTGTCCCAAGGAACCTTCCTCAAGACAGATTCAATACGGTTCACGCCCTGATTGCCACCGGTGACGGCTTTTCTCGGCTGTTCATAGCCCGCGATTGCCGCGAGGTCCGGCCCGCAGAAGAACGGGGTTCCGTCCGGGTCGAAGACGACCCGCAATTCCTGCCGTTCCGGCGTGGTGAAAATCGCGCAGTTGTCACGCATTCCGATCACCTCCGTAAAAGCAGCTCCGCAGCCCTTTGTTGCGGGCATTGAAGATTTCCCGGAGAATCACAACGGCACGTTCCGCCTGCTCCAACTTGCCATCCGCGAGGTTGCTGTCCACCATGTCGATTGCGACACCGACATCGCCCATACGGATGACCTCGCGCTCAAGGTCCATAGCACTCATATCAGCACACTCCTTTGTCTTGCAAGAAATCCGCTGGTATGATATAATCGTATCAACGGAACTTCTTCGTATCGTTCCGGGCATGAGATAGGAACCAGCGGTGCTTTGTGAGGGCGAGCCGCTGGTTCTTTTTTTGTTTGCCCGGTTCACATCTTCATTCTAACTTACCGTTCTGGTAATGCAATGAAAGTGACCAATGATATGAGCGTTTTGCGAAAGTTTCCCGTTTTGGTCAGTCCGAGGACTGTCCGGCGGACAATCCAACGGATTCTGTGTAAAATCGGCGATTTTGAGCGACATTCATCCCAAAACCTCTGAAAAGCCTCTGATTAAACCCGGACTTTACCAGTAAAAGTATATGGAAATTTGTCTGGAACCTTCTGAGAGCGAATTGTCAAACCCGCCATCGAAGATTTGTTCAAAATGAGAATTGATTTTACTGGATGATTTGTTCCAGCATCATGCCGGGACAAACACAAAACGAGCCGTCCCATCGGCAAAATCCTGCCGACCGACGCTCTCCTTTTCGGTCAGGACAGCGAAGATGCCGCTGGGCATATCATCCCGGCCGAACAGCAGGTTGAGCGGAAACTGCGGGACCATCTTGACACCGAGCAGCAGTGGCATTCCGAGTGAATCCATCACTCCGAGCATCCAGTAGCCGCCGGTGTCATTCCATGTGAATCGCAGTTGATACAGCCTGTTTTGGAGGGAAACTTTGACAACGCTGTCGTTCATGTCCGGGACTTCGATGACGAAGCAGTCCACGAACGCCCTCCTTATCCCAGCAAGCCGAAACTGCTGGCAGCGTTATAGAGAACGGAACCTCTGCTAGAGCTGGACGAAGAACCTGATGCAGAGGAGCCGCCGGACGAGCTGCTTCCTGCCGTACTTGCGGCGGTGGTGCTTGCTTTTCCAGCGGCTTTTGCTGTTTTGCCCGACTTGCCGTAGCTGGCCGGGATTTCTGCGGTGGCGGTTTCCGTCACCTCGATCTTCTTGAAGGCTATCGGAATCTCACGGGCGTAGCCGACCTCCACAGACTTCTTGATGTTCATGCTTGTAATCACCATGTTGGAATACACGCAGTCAGTGGTCGTGACTTCGAGAATCTTCTTGGCGAAATACAAGTCCTTCAGCCGACGAACAACGCCCTCCGTCTTTCCGGGGCCGGAGCCTGTACGCTCCCTCCATGTCACCGGCGTATCGGTCACATAGAGCGTCATATTCAGGGTGTCGGCCTTCAGCACGATGGTGTCGCTTACACTGAAGCCCTTTTCGGTCGGGTACTCAGGCACATCCGCTTCATAGCCTTCTTCGGAGTCGATCAGGGCATCAAACTCGATGTCATCGACGCTGACGGGCTGTTTTGCTCTTGCCATGTACTCTCACCTACTTTGCAAATGCCAGCGCACGGGCCATCTCGCCGGTAGCATCGCCTGCGGCCTTATCCATAGCCTCAGAACTCTTTTGCTGCCCGGCGCGGTCGCCGTTGAACTGGTTGTTGATGTTTACGTTCTGGGTCACAGTGCGTCCACCGGTCGTTCTGCCGGTTGCGCCCCGCCCGGTAGCTTTGGAAACCACATTGGCCTTGGCGATGACCGACATTTCGCCGGTCATGCCTTCCAGTGCATCCTTCACCTTCTTCTTGCCGGAAGTGATGCCCGATGCCATCAGGTCGATCATGTCCGGCATATAGGTGTGGAAGTCGCTCAGGGGGCCATCCTCCGGCTCCGAGAAGCCGAGGAACGACTTGATCTTATCGGCTACGCCTTTTACAGCCTCGCCTACACGACCTACCGCAGACTGGATGCCTGATACGATGCCGTCGATGATGTCGGAGCCCCACTTCAGGGCTTCAGCCGGGAGAGATGTTATCCAGTCGATGGCCGCTTGGATGCCCGTCACAATGGCATCGCGGACGTTGCCAATCGTAGTCTTGATGCCTTCCAGCAGATTTCCTGCTGCCTCACGAATCTTGTCCCAGTTCTTCCACAGCAAAACGCCGATTGCGATTGCAGCGGCGATTGCCAGAATGACCGGGCCGAAGGCGCTGGCAAGAACAGAGATTACCGCACCGACCACCTTGATAACGGTGATGATGCTCTTTACAACAACAAAGGCCAGCTTAATAACGGAAATGACCGCTTTCACAACAGAAATAACGGTTGTAATCACGCCAAAGATAGCTGAGATGCCCTTGACAGCGGCTATGACAGCCACCACGCCCACGGCAATTCTGCCGATGGATTCACCGATGTCTGTCCATTTTTTCTTATCAACCTTCCCGCTCGACAATTCCTTGAAGAACTGAGCGATACCGGGGGCTACCTTGGCTACGGCTTGCTGTATCTCCTCAAACGTCACCACCGCCGCAGTTCGGATGCCCTCAAATATGGGAACAACCACATTACGGATGCCTTCGCCGATGTAGCCGATGGCCTGCTTAATCTTCGTCCATACTCCGACGATGTTCTGGCGCAGCTTTTCGCAGTCTACGCCAGCTCGTTCGAGCATGGTTCCGAGCAGGCTTTTGTCGCCCCGCATGAACGAGATGAAGTCCTCAATCACGAGGGCCAGCAACAGGAAGACCGCAAAAAAGGCCAGCGCCTTTCCGTGGCCCAGCCCTATTGCCCGCGCCAGCTTCGTAAAGCCGGTTATGGCCGCTCCGATTTTCTTGAGGTTCATCGCCACGAGCATGGCCGTGAACGCCGCAGCCAGAACAGACAGCACACGCTGTGAGCCGCCCAGCTTATCCGTAAGGTCGGTGAGCTTCTGGAGCCAGTCACGAATCATCGTCAGACCCTTTGCGCCAATGCTCAGAATCTTCTGATAGGTCGGCAGGAAGAACTGGCCGACTATCGTTTTGATTTCCTTCAGCTTGGCGATGTACCGCTTTTTGGTGCTTTCGTAGCTGTCGAGGCTGCGCTGGCAGTCGCCAATGGCATCCGGGCTTTGCTGGAGGATGGCCTGATAGTTGACCTGCATCTTCGTGAGCTGGTCCAACTTATCGTAGGTTCCCTTCAGGCCCAGCGTAGCCATCGCCTGCGCTCTGGTGCTGTCGTTCAGGACCGCACCCAGCGTCTTGGCGGCTTCAGACTCGCCCATGACAGCCTTCGTCATGGCGTTTACGGACGCTGTTTCGTCCATGTTACCAAACGAGGCAAGGTCGAGGGCCAGCGAGGTCATCTGCTCGGCCATTTCAGCGCCAGCTTGGCGGGTCATGCCAAAGCCGACCAGCAAGTTCTGCTGATCGGCAAGGTAGGTCTTGATGTCGTTTTTGTTGCGGCCAATGGCATCGGAGTATTCCTGCGCCCATTTATCGACCTCATTCCGCATATCGCCGAAGACAACATCGAACTTGTTCTGCATCTCTTCAATGGAGGATGCCACCTCAACGCAGCCATCAATGGCGCTTTTGATGCCCGCGACGGACAGCGTGATGCCGACCGCGCCGAGAACTTTGGAGGCCATCGACTTCAGCGACTTGATGCTGCCCTCTACCTTCTGCTCGGAGGCCTGATCGACTTTGTAGCCAAACAGGATACCGATGTCGCGTATGGTCATACTGGTCAGCTCACCTCCTTAGCCATATCCTCTACCCGGCCGGCTTCCACGTCCTGCTCCATGCGGTACAGTGCATAGAGCTTCAGAGCTTCGTCCAGCGTATAGCAGTTCTTCAGCTCCCACATGGATGCCAACCGGGCCTTGATGAGGATGTACATTCTCAGCTCAAGCTCTGTGAAACCGCTGAGGTCGAGGTCGCCGTAGCGTTCCGGGCCCGGGCCATCGTCTTCTCCGCCCACTCGGCGACTTTGCCAAATCGGTCGCCGAGCTTCTTGAAAAAACCGTTGTAGTTGGTGCGGATGACCTCAAACGCCAGAATGAACATATCCTGCACATCGGTGCAGAACACCTCGTTGGCAAGGTCTTCCGTAAGCAGGCGCACCTTTTCGCCCGGCTGCTCCACCGAGATGTTACTGCCCGCGATCAGCAGGTGCTTCAGGATTTTCTCGACCTTATCGCCATCGAGCGAAGAGAAAGCCCCCGCAATCGCGGGAGCTGCATCTTCTACCTTGATGTCGAGCAGACCGTCACCCTCCTTTTCCGTATCCACGTCAGACAGCAGCGGTGCAAGGCCAGATACGAGCGGCAGAACGAGCGCTGCCAGTTCGCCGGTCATGTTCGCTGCTTTGAACGCCGGAAGCGGACGGATGTAGAAGATATTTTCACCCACGGTTACTTCGCGGGTTTCGAGCTGCTTCAGGTTATTCATCGGTGTCCTCCTTACTCGTTCATGGTGGCATCGCCGGTGTCAAGCTCCCACTCACGGTTGTTGGTCTCTTTGCCGCGAGTGACAGGAGCTTTCTTCACGCACCATGCAGCTTCCGTGCTGAACACCAGACCGCCCTTCAGGTCCTTAATCAGAATCGGGAACAGGCCGTTGCCGGTGTCGCGGTCGAGATCGACCATGCCGGAGAAGTACGAGTTGCTGTCGCTGGTCTGCAACAGGGTGAGCTTGACCTTGTAGGTGTTATCCGGCGAAATCGAACGGGCAATTTCGCCGTCACAGCCGGTCTTTTTGGTGATACCGTCGCCGTTCGGCTCAATGCTGATGAAGCTGTCGTCTGCATAGCCGGTGACAATGTGCGTACCGCAGGTGACGATAACTTCCTTCGGGTTGTAGGTCTTGATCTTGCTGGACATTTACTTTCCCTCCCTTACAGATTCTCGTAGGTCAGGCAACCCTTGATTTCCACCACATGGATAGCACCAGCAATGCGGGCAGAGAACTTGCAGTCCTTCAGGATACGGGATGCCTTCTGGGTGCTGGTCAGGTCTGCTGCCAGCGGCACGGACGTGGTGTAGCCCGGAATAGCATTACCGTCTGCATCATACTCCGTAGGAGCAATGCCGCCGTACTTCTGGCCGTCCTTCAGGGATGCAAGCATCTGGTTCTCAACAAGGCCGATGCCGTTGTCGGTGTAGGGAATCTTCGGGTTGACGATGAGCAGGTTCACGACACGAACCTGCATATCGTTCTGGAGCCAGTCGCGGAAGCGGATAACATCAATCCACTCACCGCCGCCGGTCTTGCCGCCCTGCGTGATGTTCTTGGATGCCACGGTGATGACATAGTTGAAGTTCGCAGCCTCCAGTTTCTTGATAAACGTGCTGGTCAGCTTTGCAGGAGAAACGGTCGCAAGCGGCATCAGCGCCCACGTTTCCTGACCGGCGTGGTAGTTCATCGCCATGACGGCCGCAGCTACAGCCATGCCGTACAGGTTCTCAGCCGGGATGTCGTTCTCCAACTGGTCTGCCGTTTCTTTCGGGAAGAACGGGAAGCTGCGCAGATAAAGGCCGGCATCCACAATGGGTTTATCCGGATCCTTGTCGATGTAGCCGCACAGCTTGTTCTGGGTTTCGGTCCACTGGATGATTTCCTTGACCTTTTCATCCGCCAGGCCGACCGGGCAGATGCAGTACCAGCCATTGACGGCCAGCGCATTCTCCAGAACAGCACTTACGGTCTGCAATGCGGGGTCTTCGGTCTCCTTGTCCACGATGTCGCCCATAAAGGCAACATAGACCTCGTGGGGTCTGGGAGACTGCGAAAAAGCCACCCGTGCAGCCACGCCAACAGGGTCAGTGCGTTCACCGGTGGCAGCGATGCCCAGCGCCGTCAGCTCCTCCAGACTGTTGTACACGCCGATGGCAGGTACATCCCCAGTCGGATTTGCAGGGGCAGGACCCAGAATCAGGATATTGTCGAAGTTGGCATCGTTGGAGATGGGGGACGCCAGCGAGATGTCAACGGTACAAATCCTATCGAGGCTATTGCTCATATATCTTTTTCCTCCTTTGCAAGTCGGTTATTTATCTCGGCATTCGTGAAATATTCGCCCTCATGGGCAGTCATCTCCGAACTGCCGCCGCCGCTGGGTGTCGGGGTTACCTGCGGCTCAATGTTGATGACATCATCAGCTTGGATGTCATCTTCGCCATCGGAATGCTTCACGCTGTCGATGTCCAGCGTTCCGGTAATGCCGATGGCCGTCATGGTGAAATAAACCGCGATTTCCAGCATTGCCCGGAACTCGTAGTAGGTATCATGCACCAAATCGGTCAAATCCTGAACTGCCGTAGGAACGACAATGGCGATGTCATGCTGGTGACACCACTGTATTACGAACGGGGAGTTCAGGAAACTCTCAAAGGCCAGCATATCATCTTCAGCCGTGTTTTCGGCAATGGGGGTGAAGCCCGGTGCCACTTCTTCCTGCCTGCCATGCGTGAACAGATCAATCTGCACAGGAACAGATGCAGGATAAAAGGCTACCGGTGTGCCTTCAATGATTTTGACCGGCGGGTTTCTCGACCGGTTGACGGAGCCGGTGGTCAGCGTGACCAGCGGACTGCCGGGCTTTGCTACAAAGCTCTGCTTGGCATACGTCACGGTTGCTCCAGCAAAGTACGTTTGGGTAAGCTGCACAAGCAGCTTCTTCAGTTCGGCAAGCGTCATACGCAGCAATATCCACCTTTCCCATCTGCTCGGATTTCAGGGCGCGGCATACGGTTGGCCTCTGCTGCTGAAACCTGAACAAACTCGCTGCGGCAGTGACCCACCATCGTGTGGTCCCACCCCAGCGAGCTGACACATTCATACCAGTGTCCTTCCGGGTCCATCCGCCCCTGATAGAAAAGCCAGTCGGCTCTGCGGCCGGCAGAGCGGTCTGCGGTATGGAAAACGAGATCACCGAAAGCCTTCATGCGCTTTACGGTGTTCTCACCTTCCGGGAGCGCCTGAAGCTCATCTTTGGAGAGCGGCTGAACATTCAGGGACGTGATGAAGTCTTTATACCCGGAAACCCCATAGCCATCGACAATGTTCTCCTCGCCGAAGCGACGCACAACAAATGCTCTGCGAAAAATGCCCAGCCCCATATCAACCACTTCCTTTCTTGCGAATGACGTATTTGACGGACTGCCGCATTCTGCCGGTGTCGATCAGCGGTTTGTCCGATTTCTTCTTGCGGATGGTGGAGGGCGCGTTCGGTTCATAGCTGCCGCTCTCGATTTTCTCTTGAACTAAGCCCACGCCGAATACACCAATTTGCTTCAGGCTTTGCTCGGCCGTTCCGCCCGCAGTAATAGCCTTTAGCTGCTGTGCGCACATGGCATTGATGGGGTCAGCATTCTCATCAACGCTCTTGCGCAGAAATGGCCGGGACGGCGCGGTCGAAGTTCCCAGCTCGTTCCACATGGCGATTTGCGCCATATCAACGCCCCGGTCATCCGTGACCTTGCCCGCTTGGAACCCAACAAAAACTTCCTTGTCCTGAAGCTCATCAATTTGGCGGAAGAACTTTTCCCCTTCTGGGGTCAGCCGGTCCCACCCGCCAGTCATCGGCATTCACCCGCCGAACGAATCGAGATCACGACCAGCCGCCGCAGCGTCAAATACTCCAGACCATAGGGAGTCAGCGCCAGTTCGGCATCTGCCATCAGGTTGGTTCCCTGATTTACGTTGAAGCTGACAGACGTTTCGCCTTCAGTGTAGCTTCCAACGCGCAGAGCGTCGCCCACGCTGCCGTACTGGTTATCGCCATAGCCAGCCATTTTCAGACGATGTGCCGTCAGGAGTGCGATGGCTTGGTCATACAGCTTCCCGAACACCTTCTTGCTGATGAGCGACGCTGTGAGGTTCAGCCATGCCTCAACGGTCTCATCGTTCAGCACGTCGAACTCGGTGGCAACCAGCCTGAAAATTCTGACGGCATCTTCCATGACTTATTTCTCCTTCGCAGCAGTGCGGCTCTTGACCTCGGACAGGTTTCCCTGCCCGATGAAGAACTTCACGATCTCGTTGTCATCATAGCCGGTGACATCCTTGGTTTCACCCGGCAGGATCACGGTAGCGCCGATGCTGATGATTTTGTTTCCGATATTCTTCAGTTTCATATCATGGCTCCTTTACAAAAAGATAGGAGCCGCCGCACAAACGTACGGCAGCTCCACGGGTGAGTCAGCAGATGCCAGTGGCAATCAGCATGGACATGGGGTAGTAGATGATAGCGCCTGCGGTGCGGGCCTCGCAGGGAACGACCATCTCCAGACCTTCAGGCTGCACAGGGTACTGCATGAAGGACAGCGGGTTCTCGATGGTGAACTTGCGGGGGTCGTTCTTGAACAGCAGTGCAACGCCCTTGCCATCGCTTTCTGCCGCATAGGGGTTGGTATCCACGCTGTCGGGGTCCAGCTCCGGGCAGGAGACGATGCGGGCAATATCCTTGATATTATCCTGAACGTACTTCAGCACGGTGGTTGCGGTGCTTTCGATGCGGCGGTTCTGAATCTCGATATACGCCTCGGACGGCAGGGCCAGAGTGTCCGGCTTCTCCACCTTCTTGGTGGTGCGGGCGACCTGCTTCAGCATACCGGTGATGTCGGCCAGAATCTCGTCCTCGGTCTTGTCTGCCCACTTGGTAGAACCCTTTGCGCCGGTCGCAGGGACGTACAGCGGCACATCGTTGTCCTTGGACAGAACGCCGCGCAGGCCGGTTTCCTCATCGCCGTTCCACGCGATCTTGTTGTTCAGGTAGTCGATCTGGTAGCGGGCGGACTCTGCCTTGCGGGCATCCAGCGACTTGCCTGCCATAGCAGAGGCACGCATTTCCTGAATGGAGTAGCCGTAGCTGTCGCCCAGAGACTTGATGATGGCGGTGGTGGGCTTACCCTTCACATCAGCACGGGGCAGGTCGGTGGCGTAGTTGCTGATAATCTTCGCCATGCCGGTCTTATCGTAGCTGTAGTAAGTGACGGTTTCTGCACCGGGGTTGATTTCGCTGGAGACCGGGAACAGCTTCAGCGCGGTGAACTCCGGGTACTCCACATCGTAGGACTGAGACTTGACGTAATCCAGCTCGCGGGCGAAGAACACGGAGGCATCGCCGGCATCATCGAAGTTCATCTGCGGAGTTTCGACCAGAGCGGCCGGAATCTTGGAGTGCAGCAGAGCGTCGTAGTCGTTCTGGTCGTATCTCATGGATTTCTGGTTATTGTTCATCTGATTTTGTCCTCCTTCTCTCAGACAGTAGGCTTGGCATCGTCGGTGGATGCAGCGTGACCGTCAGCGCCGCTCGCGGCAGGAACGCCGTACAGCTCCACCGGCGCAACGCCATTGCTGGCCGCGCCGATGAAACGACCGGGAATTGCGATGCCGCCCTCCTTTGCGAAGCATCCTGCCTCATCGCCTTCCACGATCATGTGCAGAGCATCACCATAGGCGGGTGCAGCGCCGGTCGCCAGACGTACCCAAACGCGGCCACGGCGCATGACACCGACGTTCTGGTTGTTCAGGACGTAGAGTTTCCCCTCCAAATCCTGCTGGCGGTCGAAACCGTTGATGACAACACCCTCGAAGTTATCAGCAGTGCTTGCGCTGGTCGGAAGCGCAACGCTGCTGCCCGGGACCTTGCCGGTGACAACACCAACACCGAAATGCAGCTTGCCGGTCGCCTCCTCATTGAAACGGGAGTCCACCGGGTAGTGGAACATATCGTAGATGCCACCTGCAACGCCCTTGCTGGTTGCATAGCCGTAGGTTTTCTGAACACCCATCTTACTTTTCCTCCTTCTTCATTCTGCGGTCGATCATGCGCTGGCGGGCCTCGGAAGCGGAGCTGGTCTGCTTCACAGGGGGCTTGCCATCGCCGTGCATCATCTGGGAACGCTGATAGTTGGTATCCTTGCGCTCGTTCATCTCGGAAACGGCCATGTCAAACGCTGCGTTGACGTAGGCGGCGCTCTTGCCGTCCAGATGCAGGGTGGGCTTCAGCTTGCCCAGAACGGCCTTCTTGGCGTCCTTGACGCTCATGGTTTCCAGACCATCCATGTTCAGGCGGTCGCCGACACGGACGACACGCAGCAGCTCGCAGAAGTCGTTGGCGGAGTCTGCGCGGTCTTTCTTATCCTGCGCGGCGTTGCCTTCATCGCCGTCGCCATCGGTCTGAGTACCGCCGCAGTCGCCCTCAGCGCCATCAGTGGTCGTGCCAGCAGCTTTCAGAACGTCGATAACTCCCAGCAGGGTGTCGATGTCCTCGTCCTGCTGCGCGATCACGCCCATTGCGCCGGGCATATCTGCCGGGTCGCCCTCAGAATCGCGGCGGTCACGGCGGTCTTTGACCTGCTGAACTGCATCCGGCTGTTCGCCTTCAGCAGTACCGGCGGTCTGCGCAGGCGGCTCTGCGGTAATACCGCCGTCGGCCGCAGTACCAGAACGCTCTGCGCGGCGTTTCTTAAACGCCTCCACAGCAGCGGCCAGCTCCTCCGGGGTGAGAGCGCCATCAGTTCTCTTGGTGGTGTTTTCCATGTTCAGTTTTTCTCCTTTCATGCAGTCGTGGCCCTGCCCATCAATGTTGAGCCGGGCCTGTTCACCAGCCCTCGCCTTATCGACAAGAGCAAGATGGTTGATTTCGATGTCCCGCTGAATGGCATCATAGGGTTGCCCCTCCCAGACACCGGGCGTTTCGTCCAGACGCAGGTTGTAGCCGCAGGACAGCTCACGCATTTTGTACTTTTTCAGGCTGTCGGTGTCGTGGATGATGATTTCTGCACGGACATCATCGCCGTCCCGGTAGCCCTCCGACAAAATCGTGCCGATGCTCTCCTCTTTCACGTTGTCTGTGTCAACGTAGCCAGCATCATGCGTTACGATGATGGGCTTCCCCTTGTAGGACGCAAGGCTCTTTTCAGCAAAGACTTCTTCAGGCCACCGCAGCTCCCGGCGCTCGGAACCGTCCGGGTTGTGATAAACAAAAATGCCCACCGATGTCACGATGGGGTGGTCTACAAGGTAGCCCTCATCTGTGAAGTAGGTGGCATCCAGCGGCAGGCTGTCAAAGCGCTGAACCTTCATATCGTTTTCCATGTTGAACAACTCCCCTCTCAGGTCTTACAGGATGGTTTCATCCACGGCCATCGCCCCCTTTCGTGACCGGCAGGTCAACGGTTTTGATGTTGAAGACCGGCAGTGCGCAGCAGCGGCACTGGTAGTCTTTGCCGGGGTGACAGCGCCGCCCGGTCTTTTCATCGACCACCGGCGGGTCATCCCAGCGGAACCGCTTATGGTTCAGCGCAGCATGGCTTGGGCGGACGCGGCTATCGCCAGAGGTTGACCAGACGTACTCCACCACGCCTGCGTCCTGCTGTTGCTGCTGGGTGATGTCACCGTTCAGCTTGGCGATCTGGTCGCGGGCAAGCAGTTTGGCGTGCCGCCGGTCTACGCTGTACGTCCGCTGAATCTGCTTGACGATGGCCGTCGTGGTTTCGCCGTTCCGATAGCCCTCCAGCACGATCTGGCGCATACGCCCCAGACTTTCCTGCGGGATGGTCTTGATGAGCGCCACGTTATCCTCGACCCAGCGTTCCATCATCGTTCTGTACAGCTCGCCGGTGTAGTAGTCATCCATCAGGTCGATGCCCAGCGTGGACTTGACGGCTTTCTTCCACTCACGGATGCTCAACTTCCGCGTGAGCTTTGCCATAGACTCGATTTTGCTGCGCAGGCCAAACATAGAGGTGCGCCGCTCCAGCTCCACGGTCATCTTGGAGAAAACCGTTTTGACCTTTGCAATCAGGTCTGAAGCGTCATCATGGCGCTGACCAGCTTCACGCTCTGCGCGGGCCGCGTCCCTGATCTCCGGCAGATACTCCTTCAGCAGTTCGTTCAAGATACGGATGTAGGCATTGGTGAGCCGCTGGAACTCGCGTTCCGCCTGCACAGGGTACTTGGATGAATATTTGCATATCAGGTTATCGTGACTGCCGAAGCGGTGGCGGAGCAGGTCTTGTACCATGTGTCCGTGGACGGTATCATTCACTGTTTTCGCCTCCTTTTCTGGTTCCGAACAGCAAAAAAGCGGCGATTTGCACCGCCGCAGTTAAGATTATGGCTTAATGCCCTCTGAGAACTTCTGATGAGTGCCGGGAAACGTCCCAAATGTGCTTGTGGGATAATTTTGTGTCATAGGGTTGAAAGCCGCTGGATGGCTTTATTTGCGGCAGTTGCAAAAAGCCCCTGCCTGATGCTCGGCCCCGCGCCCGCACCGTTGGCAAATTTGAACGAAGTGAAAATTTGACAACAGGTTACGGTTTGGTTGGGTAAGGTACGGTTATAGTCGGACGCTCCGCCGGATTGTCCGGCGGACGTTCCTGCGGATTTTGGCCTGTTTTCGGCCATTTTTGAATATTTATCCAAAAACAGGTGGATATATTCCCAAAACAGCCAATTTCGGGCTTTGCGTTTTCCGACCATTTCGGTGATTGCGGTGGAAAAGCGGTTCTTTTTTTGGTTTACAATCGCCTTGATGCCGGTTTACAATGCGGTGAACTGCGGTAAAACAGGCGGTTCCTTGCACAGCAGGCGGAAGGTTTCCCGGCCCTTCGGGGTGATGAGCGTCTGGGTCCCGGCCCAGTCGTTGTGCCGGCCCTTTCCCTCTTTTACCTCGAACAGGCCGTTGTTTTTTGCCGCATACGGCATCAGCTTGTTCTTCTGGTCACGGTAGACGTACTTGTGGTCGAGCAGCCAGCCGATGAAGTCCTTCTCCTTGATGCCCAGCTCCTTGGCGGTTTCGCGGAAGTTGGTCAGCAGGTTCCGGGCCACCAGCTCGTCAAAATACTCAGCCTTCGGCTGCATGATCTGGTTCTGCGCCGTCAGCTCCTTGATGCGGGCATCGCGGTCGGTCAGGGTCTTCTGCGCCACCAGCAGGGCCTTTGCCATAAGCTCCTGCGGGGAAAGCTCCTCCTGCCCGGCAATGTAGCCGCCGTTCTTGCGGATGCTGGGCAGCACCACAGCTGTGACCCACTTGCGGAAGGGCTTTGCCTCCGGCTTATCGCTGCGCAGGATGACGTTGTACAGGCCGGACTCGCTGATAATCCAACTCTCCTGTGCTCCGCCGGGGGTCGTAATCTGAGTACGCCCCTTTTCGTCCTCTTCCAGACGGTCGGCTACTTTTTTCAACTGGGTAGAATCCATTCCCAGCACCTCGCACACGTCCTTCAGGACAAACCACGGCTCACTGTTGATGTTCATGATTCGCACCGGCTTGTTTTCTTCGTACTTAAAAATCGTAACCTTGTTCATAATCTATCTCCGTTCCGTTTTGAGATGGGAAATTCGGGCAAAGAAAAAGAGCGGTGGTTCCCCATCGCTCTTTGCTGTACGTTATTCGGTTCTCAGGTGATGATGTCGGCTACGCCTTTCGCAAGCTCGGCAGCTTTTTTCATCAGGGAGTTTTCTTGCAGGTACTCCAGTCCCTTCAGCGTGATACGCGGCGTAGAGCTGGAGATAAGGATGCTGCCATCCACGGTCCTCTGCACAGAAAAGCCGTCGATGTAGCCCTCCTTGGAAAGCATCTCCATCAGCGCCATCCAACGCTGGTCAGAGAGCTTCAGCGCCTTCGCAGAGATGCAGTCCATATTGGGTTCATCGTAATCCAGCGCCTTTTCCAGATACCGTAGAATGCGGTAGATGACTCTGAAGTTATCCATGCTCACTCCACCTGCTTTCCTGCTGCCCACGCCTCGCGGGCTTGGTTCAGGCTCATGTGGTTCTCGCAGTCCTCCTCATCAGGAAACTCCTCCTGGTAGCGGTCATGGAACCACTTGCAGACATCGCAGACATCGCCGTCATCGACAAGTTCGGTCTGCCCGCATACCGGGCATTTAACTGCCTTGCTCATCGTCTTCCTCCTTCAGGTCCTTTTCCCTATTGAACTCGTAATACTTCATGGCGACTTCGGGCCGTGCCTCGCCAGTCTTTCGGTTGCACTTGGCTTTCATGTAGGTTTTAAGCGGCCCACCGGGAACACCGGTTGCGTACTCTGTCGTTTTGGTGTTGAACCGAACAACTACGCCATCAGGCCGAGCATAACCAATAACATCACCGTCACAAGGCTGCTTCAGAAAATCGATGCCCTTCTGCTGGTATTCCTCTTTCGTCGCAAAGCCCATCTCAGCCAACCCGTGGCGGGTGGCATGATCTTCAAGCCTTGCAGGAGAAGCAAACCCAGTGCAGGGGACGTTTTCGCCTTCGGGAGATACCGCAGGCCCGCTTTCGGTGGAGCCAGAGCTGCTACCCTCGCCCTCTGCGAACTGCCCGTTTTCATCCCGTGGGTGGTCGGCTTCGTTGAAGTCCATCCTATCTTTCATCTTAGCATTTTGTGCATCCGATGTCAAACCGGGATTTGACGATAAAACGTCGAGCAGCGCGGTGATGCTCTGGGCAAACGGCGGGAACAGACGTTCCGGATTCTGAGCGGACAGCTCGGCCACCTTTTCGACGGTGATGAACCCCGGAGAGGTCATCTCGCCATCAGCGCACCGGATGCTGCCGTCAAAATCCGTGCAGAGGAACACATGGGACGGGCAGTACGGCGATTTCAGGTCGCTCAGGAAGGCTACCGGCATGAGGTCTTTCGGCGTGATGCCGAACTCCTCCTGTGTTTCGCGGATGGCTGCATCTTCCGGGGACTCCCCCGCCTCGATATGTCCACCCGGTCCACCAACAGAGCCGCCCTTCAGGCGAGTTCCGCAGAGAAACCTGCCATCCTGCACAACAAGAACGCCGACACCACGGTCAGTGTCGGCGGAATCGGCATTGGTGGTCGGCGGAGTGGCCGTAGGTGCTACGGCAGCGCTCTGTTCCTTGCCGCCCGGAGCCTGCCCCTGCTCAATGTTCTTCTGGGCGGCTTCCACGTCGCTCATGGTGCTCGGCTCAGTACCCAGCAACGACTGCAACAGATCATCCTCGTCATCCTCGGAGATGATGTCTTCGACATCAAACTCCTCATCGGACGCAAGGCGGCGGCGCACCTCGGTGGGGTCGAGCGCCTGCATATCGACGTATGCCTGCGCAGTCTGGGCCTTGACCAGAGCGGTCTGAGCCTTGGTCTGGTCAACCGCTGCCTGCTCTGTGTCGCTCAGGCTCCACAGGGGCTTGAACTCCAGCTTGTAGTCGGGTTCCTCGGCCACATCGCCTGAAGCGATGCCCGCCCGGAACACAACGTCCAGCAGTGTGCGGAGGTTACGCTTCAGCATCAAGCGCTGAATCTTCTCCACAAAGTTGTAATAGCTCTCGAAGTCACTGTCGCCGGTGGCGTTCATGCCGGCCGGTGAGCGGCCAAACAGAATCGTCTGGGGGATGTTCGTCAGCGCGGACAGCATATTGCAGGTCGCGTCGATGACATCCTTGACACCGGAAAACTGGAACGTCTTGAAGTCGTACTGCTCTCCCTCGGAGTCAATGGCGATGCTGTTCAGCAGACCACGGGAAGTGTCTACAAGCTGTAGGCGCTTCAGCACTTGGTTCTCGCCGTCATCCGTGGTCAGCAGAGAAGCAAGACCCTTCATGCTGTAGATAGCCTGCACGCTCCGCTCCAGCAGCTTCACGCTGTCGGTGTGGGCTGTTACGGTTTCCCGCAGCGCCCGGCGAATGCGGACGTATTCAGGCATACCCCAGAACAGGTAGGTTGCATTGGAGGTCTGCTCCGGCAGAACGCCGTTGCGGAACACCAGACATCGGCTCTCATGGACCTTGAAGGAGCCGTAGATGCTGGAAACGTAGTAATATTCCGGCTGTCCGAACTTGGACACCCGGTTCCCAACGCCCTTCCCGCCGTAGTCCTGCTGGTACAGGCTGGCGTAGTCAGGCTGCACGATGGAGCGCTCATAGACGCGCAGCTCATCAATGCTGCGGATATGTTCCCAGTCAACAGGCTCCTCCAGCCCGCGCCCATCGTCGATCAGCATGACGATAAGAGCGCCGCCGTAGAGCCGCGCCCACTTGATTGCGGTGGCGGCTTTCTCCTCCCATTCGAGATCGTCCAAAGCGTCTTCCACAAAGGCGTTCAGCTCATCGCTTTTCAGGTTCAGGTCGAAACCATGTTTCAGCGCTTCCTCGGCAGGCGTATCAATGATTTTGGAGAACAGGCCGTTGCCCTCATACAGCCCGGTGAGCTGCATATCAGGGATGACCGGCTCCCGTTCAAACTTGTACGCCTCGGAGTTGTCCTGCTTGGTTCCGTACTTGTTCAGGAGGTTCACATAGCCATCCTCACGATGCGGACGCACAGCGCCGTTCTTCCGCCGGAGGATTTCACGGCCACGCTCATTCAAGCGCCGACGCTCGGCCTCATCTTCAGGTATGTGCATTGCGCTTCCTCCTTCCTGTTAAAATTCAATGCGTCCATCCGACTCGTTCCAGATGCCAGAGGATACCACAACATCCGTCAGGGTGTTGAAGGTAACATAGTATGGATTGCCGGTAACATCAGCGCTCAGAATCAGCTCCAGCAACTTCACGCGGGCCAGCAGGTCGTTGATGCTGGATTCATGGCCATTGAGCAGGCTTTTCAGAAGCGTCCAGAACAGAAGCAGGTTCCCACTGCCCAGATACTTCTCGCTGCTTGCGGTCATGTTGTTGTAAATGCCCTTGATGAGGCCATCATCCGCCTTTGTCACACTTTCCCGTGTAGCATAGCTGGTGAGGTCCACCTCGGCAGAGCCGACGATCTCAAAGATGCCGTGGATGAGCTTGTACGCTCTGTACTGCTTCCCAGCTTCACTGTTGTTCTTACGAAGGAAATAAATGGTGTCAGCGTTGGCCTCACTGGGCGCAGGGAGAGCATCGACAGGGACAGCTTTCAGATGCCCGGCCCCGTTGACCTTTTCCTCAACTTCATCCGTCTTAACGTAGCCAGAGTCGTTCTCCAGAGCAGAAGTTTTGGTCGGAACTACGATGTTCACGACTTTGTTGTCGGGAGGAATGGCCTGCCCGTTCCGCTGGATACTGACGATGACATTTTCTTCCGCGTTGGCGGGAGCATGAGCCGACTGTACATGATCTTCGCAGGTCTTCAGGGAATCGTTGATGTCCTTGATGATGTCTTCCATCGCAGAAGACAACTCTGCAATCTGTTCTGCCGTGTAACCCTTTGCCTTCAGAGAAGCAAGCCTAAGCGCTTCAAGCGTGTTGAGTTTGTCGCTCATGTTCGCTTTCCTTTCCAAAAATAACAGCGGCAGGAGTCCATTCCCCTGCCGCTGCATTCTTACTTATGGGTTATCAGGCGGTTGCGCCAAAGACCTCGGTCAGCATCTCAGTGACCTCAGCGTCGGTGGCAATGGTAACGACTGCGGTCTCCACGCCATTGATCTTAATATTGCCTTCGGTGGTGCTGGCCTCGACCTTGGTAGCGCCCTCAGCAATACCTTCAACCTTGCTGGAGGTGGCGTCCCACTTTGCCTTATCGCCGGTAGCGATCTTGTCCAGCTCGGCCGCGTTGGCGTGCTCATGGGCCTTGTTCAGGGCGGTCTGCACCTCGGTCTCCAGCTTTGCCTTAGTGATTGCGCCGTCGGTGATAGATGCGGTGACCTTATGAGTCTGCTCATCAATGGCGATGACAACCATATCACCCGCAGCAGAGCCGGAGGTAACATACTCGATCAGGCCGCCGACATCAACGTACAGGGTGTCGTTGGTGGCATTTGCCAGAACCAGCTTGATATAAGTGCCTTTGGGCTGGCCGGTGGGGTTGGTCACAACAGAGCCAGACTTAACCACCATATCCTTCGGAATGTTGATAGCCGCGCCAACGGCAACGCCATCCTTCATGAGCTGGTAGACAGCAGCATAGTTGCCGGACTTCTCAGACTTCTCCACAGTGTAGCCGGGAACCTTGATGTCCACAGCCTTATCCTCGACGCTCTGCGCCACGCCGTTGACCTTAATGGTCTCCAGCACGTTGGCCTGTGCGCCAACAGCTTCCAGAGCCTTAACACGAGTAGCAACAGCGTCGCTCTCAGCCTTAGCTTTCTGTGCGAGCTGCTTCAGGTGCTTCAGGCGGGCCAGCTTTTCCTCATTGTATGCCATATCGTTCATTCCTCCATATCGTTATCAGGTGTTATCGGCGGGAAATACTTCACTCAGCATCTCGCTCACTTCGGAATCGGTCGCAATATCAACTGCGGCAGCGCCCAGAGGGGCGAGATCGCCGTCAGCGTTCTGGATGGTGTATGCCGTAGCAACGCCATCTGCGACCACGGAGAGAACCTGACCGATGTACGCGGTCGGGTTCGTCTTTGCGTAGTTCTGCGCCTCAGCCAGAGAAGGCCAGACGCAGGTCGGGTCAAGAGCAAAAGCATCCTGACGTTTCATGCTCAGGGGGAACTCCATGTTGGAGTATGCCTTTGCGGTATTGTTCACAGCCATGTTCAGTTCCTCCCCTCTCAGCCCAGCGTAACCTTGAGGACTGCGGCATTGCCATAGGCAACAGCAGGCTCAAAGACCCAGACGTTGTAATCCTTCGCCGCATAGCCATTTGCGCCCTCGACGGACACGGTAGACTTGGTGAAGGTGCTGGTGACATCCGCGTTCATCGCGGTTTCGTTGATGACCTTGGTGACGCCCTTGGCCGTCGCAATGCAGGCGATCGCCACACGCTGCGCACCGACGGGGACGTTGATGGTCAGCGTACCGGCGGCGTAAGCCTTGCCGGTCTTGCCCAGTGCGCGGATGGCCGCGCTGTCCAGAGCAGGCTTTCCGGTGGATGCACCGTAGAACACGTTGCGGAACGGGGTGTAGGCAGCGGTGTCCTTGGTCTTGCTGCCTGCTGCAATGGCAACGACCGGGCTGGAATCTGCACCGAGGTTGTCCTTTGCGGTTACGCCTGCACCGTGGGTTGCAGTCACGCGGTACTTCAGGCTGGACACGGCATTGTCGCCGCCTGCATCGCCGATGATGA